CGCCCCGCCGCCGATGACGATGTTCTTCGACTCGAGAGAGACCGGTGTTGCGACGCAGCCCACGCTCCCTGGCGACGACCCGAACTTCGCGCATGGCTTCATGACCAACGAGGAAGAGGACCGCCAGCACGCGATGAGCCGGATCGACTTCGGGATGGCTGGGCGAAGTCCGGAGCGTGCGCGCGGGAGTGCGATGGAGGCCGAGCGGAGTTTCCGTCGGCGACAGGACGAAGCTGCTGGCGTAGGGCGCACCCACCAGCCTACGATGTTCGACGTCGACGAGTTCCACGATCGCGGCGAGCACATGCAGGACACGATGTACCGATCGCGGTGGTAACCCAAGATCCGAGAGTTCTCCGGTATCTTCTCTGAGACCGGTCAATCCTCCGAAGGAGGCTGCAAGTGGATCCCCGTACAGGCGCACTGCGTCCGCCCGGTGAGTACGCCTCGCCGTTGGCACCCATGCCGCCCTACCCCGAGCGAGCTCCCAACCTCTACGAGCGCAAGGCTGCTCCGAACGCTCCCGGCGGTCGCGGGCCTCTGCGTTTCGAGGAGGGTGTCGCCACCGACACCGACGTCCCCGACGACTTCACCGTCGGAGCACTCCAGGGTCACGTCACCGCCCCTGGCCGGATCAACCGGAACCAGAAGGTGGACACGAAGTGGCCCCAGGAGACCGTCGCCCAGCGCGCCCACGTCGGGTCCGCTGCCTGGGTGCAGGCTCCGACCTTCCTCGGCGAGTTCGCGCACGGCTCCTTCTCGGAGACCGCCGAACTTCGCTTCGAGCAGGTCAACCGCGACGGTATGAGCTACCGGCGCGATAATCCCGCGAACGTGTGGGATTAGTCTTCTAGTGTGTTAGACTGAAAGTTGGTCTAACACAGGAGAAGGCTGATGCCGAAGAAGACACCGCCGCCCGTTGGTTCCCGCCACGGGCGGCTTGTCGTTGAGGGAACCGAGCGGCGCCCGCGAGGGAAGCAGGTGTCTACCTACCTCGTGTGTCGCTGTGACTGCGGGGAGTTCCGCTCGGTCGAGTTTCGGCACTGGGAGCGGATCCAGTCTTGCGGGTGCCTGCAGAAGGAACGGGCGTCGGAGACCCACGGGAAGCACGGCCGAGCCACCACACGGCTCTACAAGGTCTGGACGGGGATGAAGCAGAGGTGCAACAACCCCAACCGCAAGGAGTACCCGAACTACGGCGGGCGGGGGATATTCGTCTGCGCCGAGTGGGATGACTTCTCGGAGTTCGCGCGCTGGGCCGAAGAGAGCGGTTACTCTGACGAGCTCGACATCGACCGCATCGACAACGACGGCCCATACTCCCCTGGGAACTGCCGGTGGGTCACGCGCAAGGAGAACCTTCGCCACAACCGCCGGTCACGCCAACTCACCGCGCTGGGCGAGACGAAGTCGCTCATCGCCTGGAGCGAGGATCCTCGGTGTGAAGTTTCCTACGACGCGCTCTCGTCGAGGATCAACGCACACGGTTGGGACCCTGAAGACGCTATTCTGACCCCGAAGGGTCGCTGGAACCCGAAGCGGAAGGCCAGTTCATGAGTGCGGGTGACAGCCTGTCCCCTCGGCAGTTCTTTCACGTCACCACAGAGACCGCACTCGATTCAATCCGGGAGCACGGTCTCGACAACACTTTGGCCGAAGTTGGGCCTTGGGACAATGTCGATGACTGGGACGAGGGGGCGTACCTGTGGGACTCGGAAGACCGCGCCACGGAGTACTCAGGCCAGCTCTCCGAGATGGGTATGCAGCCTCGCATCCTTCGGGTTTCTGGTGAGGGCTTGGGCGTGACCCCCGACGAGACCGGGGCGGAGAAGGTGGCCGGTGCGTGGTACACCCCGAGAGTTCCCCCTCAGAACATTCAATGGGATGACTAACGAGTCAGGTACTCTGCTCGCAATCCCCCGGCCGGGATTTAGACCTTGAGGAGAGACCATCATGTCCGCAACCACCTACGTGCCGACGAAGCGGAACCTCGCACACGCCGCCGCGAAGACCTTCCGCGAGGCGCTCGCTGACGCCGTTCGGGCTGGTGTCGATGCTGACGGCCAGACCGCTGCGGAGATCGCTGAGGACGCGGGTATCTCCGCTGACGTCCTGACGCAGATCAGCTCTTCGACCGAGATCGACCTGGAGGACGCGCTGCACGTCGCGCGCTCCCTCGATGACGTTGGCTTCGCTGCGTTCCACAGCGAAGTCTCCGACGCCCTCGGCGAGGTCGGTCCCGACGGCTGGGACGCGTAGTCATCCGCCAAGCTCGTGAGCCCCTCGCGTTCCCCCCGTGACGTGAGGGGCTCACGCTTGTTCGAAGAACTCTTCGCTACGCTCCGCAGCACACGTTCAAGCAAGAACCTCAAGACTTACTACTCGGTCCACTAACTCGGCTCACTCACTCGTCGCACCCTATCCACGTTGAGAGGGTGGACCGTGGCCCAGTTCGCGAGCCCATCGCACCGCGCAGCACAGAGTGATCTCTCCATCTCCGTGAGCCCGCTCGGGCTGGTGGAACTCTCTGACGAGGAGTTCGAGGTCCACGGACCGCGGCTCAACCGGTACGCGCACAACTGGGCCTTCTACCTCGGCCACCACTGGGGCTACAAGCGTGAGGCGGGGGAGTCCCTGCTCACGTTCAACTACACCAAGGCGCTCTCGGACTTCATCACGAACTTCACGTTCGGGCGCGGGGTGAAGTTCAAGACCCCGAAGACCACCGAGGCGATCGTCCCGGGGCTCCTGCAGCGGGTCTGGGAGACCGACAACAACAAGGAGCGCGTGCTCTGGTCCATGGGCCAGGTCGGGGGCGTCACCGGGGACTGCTTCGTCAAGGTCGCCTACGAGGATCCGTGGGTCGACCCCGCTGGGCGACTGCACCCCGGCCGCGTGCGGATCCTCCCGCTGAACCCGGCGTTCTGCTTCCCGGAGTTCCACCCGCACGATCGCTCGAGGCTGCTGCGGTTCAAGCTGAAGTACCGCTTCTGGGGGACCGCGCCCGACGGCACGCGTCAGGTCTTCACCTACACCGAGATCATGACCGACGAGGTCATCGAGGAGTTCATCAACGATGAGCGCCTCGGGGAGCCGCGCCCGAACACGCTCGGCCAGATCCCTGTGGTCCACATCGCGAACATCCCCGTCGAGGGTTCGCCGTGGGGCCTCTCGGACATCAACGACATCACCAATCTGAACCGGGAGTACAACGAGAAGGCCACTGAGGTCTCGGACATCATCAACTACCACGCCGCGCCAGTGACGGTCATCACCGGGGCCAAGGCGAACCAGTTGGAGAAGGGTCCGAAGAAGGTCTGGGGCGGGCTCCCCAAGGACGCGAACGTCTTCAACCTGGACATGACCACCAACCTCCAGGGGCCGCTCACGTTCTTGGAGATGGTCAAGCAGGCGATGCACGAGATGACCGGTGTGCCCGCCGGCGCGCTGGGCGAGAAGCAGCCAATCTCGAACACCTCGGGCGTGGCGCTGGCGATCACCTACCAGCCGCTGATGAACCGCGCGCAGATGAAGCACACCCAATACGGGGATGGCCTCGAGCGCATCAACGAGATCGTGCTGCTCACGCTCGCGGTGAAGGAACCACACACCTTCGTCTTCAACCCGTACACCGAGTCGCACCTCAAGCCAGGGCAACTCGCGCAACTGGATCCGCACGACCCGATCACGTACCGCACCACGGCGGACTTCCCGCCGCCACTGCCCACCGACATCCTGATCAAGCTCAACGAACTGCAGTCGAAGATGGCGCTAGGCCTCGAGTCGAAGAAGGGGGCGCTACGAGAACTTGGCGAAGAGTTCCCGGACGAGCGCATGGCCGAGATCTACGAGGAGTTGCGCGAGGACATCATGTCCCAGGGCGCACTCGACCTCCTGCGCACGCAGATCCAGTCCACCATCATGATGGCGCTTGGTATCGACCCGAACGCCGAGGACGGCGGCGAGGACGGCGGCGGCGGTGACGTCGCCTCCGCTGGAGGTCCAGGCGTCACCCACGCGACCGGAGCCTCGACCGCGACCGGCCAGACGGGCGGCGGCGGCGACGGGGCGATGCCTGGCGCAGGCAGTGCGATGCCCTCGGTCGCCATCCCGCCCGATCCGCACGAACTTCTGAACCAGCTTGTCACGCTCGCGCACGGAACCAAGCTCGCGCAGCATCGCAACCCGAGCAAGAGCGAGACGCACTAAGGCTTCGCCGGGAGACCGGTGGGGAACACCCGAGATTGCACCGCGAGGTGCTCGTAGAACATGGAGGAGAACCGTGAGTCACGTCAAGAAGATCATCGGTCACACCCGGAAGGGACGTCCGGTGTATGCCATCGCTGGGGGCTCGGGAGAGCCGCCGCCCGCGCAGGGCGGGGACACCGTCACGATCCCGAACAGCAACGAGGGTCAGCAGCAGCAGCAGACGCAGCAGACCGGGGAGCACGCGGGGGAGACGCCGCCTGCGACGCCCGCGTCCACGTACTCCGTGGATCCTGGCGCGTTCAACCGGGGAGCGCAGGAGGCCCCCGGACAGGCTCCGGCTCCGCAGCAGACGCAGCAGCCCTCCTCGAACGGGCGGACCTTCACCGAGGACGACATCGCTCGCGCTCGGCAGGAGGAGAAGGAGAAGCTCTACGGGCGCATCGATGAGATGAGCACCGAGCTCAAGGCGTTGCGCGAGGCTCGTGAGGCTGAGCAGAAGGAGCGCGAGGCCGAGGAGGAGCGTAAGCGCAACGAGGCGAAGAAGGCCGAGGAGGAGGGCCTCGACACCCGCGAACTTCTCGAGCGTCGGCTCAGCGAGAAGGAGCAGGAGTGGAGCGAGCGCTTCAACGCGGTGCAGACGCAGGCGGAGCAGGCGCAGGCGCTGCTCGAGAAGGAGCGGCAGTTCAACATGCTGCAGGAGCGGAAGGCTGAACTCCTCTCGGAGCACGAGGACGACATCATGCCGCACCTGCGCGACCTCGTGGGCGGCGACTCCGAGGAGGAGATCCTCGCTTCGATCGATCGCGCGAAGCAGAAGACCGAAGCCATCATGAACGACGTGACGGCGGCGACCCAGCAGCAGCGGCAGGCGGTCCCGACCACGCGCGCGACGTTGCCGGGTGGTCCCGGAGGTCCGGTGGACAGCACCGAGCAGAGCCAGCGGACGTTGACCGCGCAGGACATCCGTGGGATGTCGATGGCGGACTACGCGCAGGTCCGCGATCAGCTCCGCCAGGCCGCTGCCCAGCAGGGTCCGTACGGGACCGCGCAGCAGTAGACGACAGAGATCCACGAACTTCGTCGGCCGACCCGTTATCCTCACGCTCTGAGCAACAAGCACACTCCATTCGGCGCACACTTCGAGCACTAACTCGCGGAACCATCCGTACTCCGACTAGAGCGCATACAAGGAACCCCAGGCAGGACACCCGTTCTGACGGAGTACACCGGCCGACCTGACCCGAAGGAGTAAGCCAAGATGGCTTCCGCGATCACCGGTACGCCGTTCCTGAGTTCGTCTCCCACGGCGTACGCAGGCACGAACAACCAACTCTCCGAGGCGATCCAGACGATCTGGTCCAAGGAGATCCTCTTCCAGGCGATGCCGATCTTGCGGTTCGAGCAGTTCGCCGTGAAGAAGACCGAACTCGGCGTGCAGCCGGGTCTCACGATCAACTTCATGCGGTACGACAACCTCGGCGAGGCAAGTCAGCTCGTGGAGGGTGTCCGTATGGAGACCCACGCGCTGAGCGCCTCGCAGTTCTCGATCACCGTTGCGGAGCACGGGTACGGCGTCGCCGTCTCCGAGCTGTTGCTCAACGCGTCGTTCGATGACGTCATGGCCTCGGCCTCCCGCCTGCTCGGCCGGAACATGGCCGAGTACCTCGACATCTCCTGCCGGAACGTGCTGCTCACCGCGAGCAGCGTGATCTACGGCTACGCGTTCGCGTCCACCCGGACGGCGGTCAGCCCCTACGACCAGGGGTCGGTCGCTGCGAACCGCGCTGGCCTGACCGGCTCCCACTGGCTGTCGCCTGCGGCGGTCAAGGACGGTGTCGAGACCCTCGCTACCAAGAACGTGCCACGGCTGGGTGAGACCTACGTGCAGTTCGTCCACCCACACCAGAGCCGTGGTCTGCGCGACTGGCCGGAGTTCATCGAGGTCACGAAGTACGCGGCCCCGGGGAACTTCATGCTCGGTGAGATCGGGCGTCTCTACGACGTCGTCTTCATCGAGACCACGCAGGTCCGTCACACCGAGGACGGTGCTGGTGCCAGCGACCAGGACCGCTACGACTCGATCATGCTGGGGGACAACGCCTTCGGGCACGCCATCTCCCTGCCGGTCGAGCTCCGTGACGGTGGGATCTTGGACTTCGGTCGTGAGCACGCTCTGGCGTGGTACTCGATCTGGGGTCTGGGTCTGATCACCGACAACAGCGTGGTCATCGTCGAGACCAACTGAAGCCAGGTGGGGGGAGGATGTTCCGGGTCGTGGTTCCCTCCCCCCACCGGCACTACCCGCACCTGTAGAACTTTCCGCACAACGAACCCGAGGTAAGCCATGGCTGGAGCAACCGCTGGCGCTGGTGACTTCACCGGACGTCAGAAGCAGAAGTTGGCCGAGCAGCACGCACAGGAGCAGCAGCAGCGAGCGACGGAAGTTGCGCTCGCCACCGCTGCCGAAGACCGGAAGAAGCAGGCGGAGATCGTGGACTACACGCAGCCCGCGCCCCCGCCTCCGCCTGAGGACACCGGCCCTGTGGACCTGACCGTCACCCCGGACGATGAGTCCGATCCCACCATCGAGAGCATCGTGGCCTCGACCAAGCAGCAGGCGAAGCCCGCTGACGTCGAGGAACGTGTCGAGACCTCGGGCGAGCAGCCGGTCGAGGTGGAGCGTCCCTCTCGGAGGGTTCGGGCTCGGTTCGACCTGAACAAGGTCACCGTCGGGCGGGGAACGTTCTACGACTTCGAGGCTGGGCGGAAGTACATCGTCCCGCCGCACGTCGCACAGCATCTGGCAGAGCGCGAACTCGTGGACGTCCTCGACTGAGGGCATCTCCATAGCGGACGCGGCGGGCGCTTACCATCGGCTCGCCGCGTTCGTCGTTGAAGGAGGACCGGGTGGAGTTGCAGCCGCGACTCTTCGAGGATCTCCCGCCCACGCGGGAAGAGACGCCTGTGCATCAGTTGAACTACCCGACGTTCGCGGGCGCGGAGAACACGGTGTGGCA